ATTTACGATCGATTAAATGAAGGGATATTCAACAAGGGAATTGGCGCCAGCTTAGAAAAAGTGAAGCTAGAAAGAGAATACTTGAAGCTAAAAGCCGAAATCGCTGAAGCAAGAGCAGAGAACCTACCAACTCTTTCAGAATCTGAACTACGCGATAAGTACCCGGCAGCACAGGAAGCGTGGGATCAGTATAAAACTATAATTAATCTACTAAGGGAGGAAGCAGAATAATGTTTTGTAAAACTTGGAAACTATACGAGCACAAGTACTTAGAGATACAACTTAATTTCAATGATGATCTAACTAGAAGTGGAGAGTGGTTTGATTTTCAACTAGCAACTCGCACACGGCAAGATCACGAAGGTGCAGTATTCCTGTTAGACCTTTTACGATTGGTTTATTTTGGAATCACATTTTATGACAATAGACATTACGAAGAGCCGCGAGATAAAGTCACGGTTGGCAATACTGAATATCAAACAGAAGAAGAGTTTATTGCAGCAGAGTTAGATGCCGCAGAGGATGACCAGTGGAATCACATGTAGACTATTTAGGGCAGCCCATTAAAATCGGTGACTATGTTGTTACCGCTTTCGGCAGCCCGCAGTCTGTGATCGCAATATTTAAGGTAGTTAACGCAGCAAAGGATAGGAAGCAGATAAAGGTAATCCGACTTGAATCCAAGACAGAGAAGGTTGTAGCAAAGTACGCCAGCGATACTATTAAGGTAGATCCGCAGATGGTAACGTTTAAACAATTAATTAAATGAGTGCGCGTTTCTCACCACCAAATGAATATCTACTAGAATTTCGGGTTAATGATGCGGTTGAATCTACCAATGACAGTAAGATTAATGCAACTGATAAAATAATGTATCAACGATGTTTTGAACTAACACAAATTGCAGTATTGTGTGTTGATGCTGTTGTAATCCAAAACGATTTTAACCATTTTGATCATGAAAATTTTAATATGCTTCGTAATACTGAATCAGTTTCCTGGGCAGAAACTAACTCGTTAGACGGCTTATATATAAAGAAGGTTGTGCGTTATGACATGATGTCGATTTGCTACAGAATTCTTGCGTACCTCGGACCGGAAGATAAAACATTCTGGCGATTAAAGTTCAAAGATTCAGATGCAGCCATATATTAAATTACCTAAGCCTGCCATGTACGAAGCTCAGTTCAGACAAGACTGCACCAATGGCGGAAGGCACCCAATGTCGATCGAGTCCGAAGACTACATACGAGTACTTGTAGGATATATAACGTCGTCGATAACTTCAGCACAGCAATATACTCAGTTCTCGGAACATGAGCAGGATCTATTTAAACAGCATTCAAAGTTGCCAGGAATCGAATGGGCAAATGATAATTCGTTTGATGGCCTGTACGTAGAGAAGACGCGCGGTCTAGCCAACCTCTCTACGACATATAATTTTTATGCGTACCTCAAAACTGCACACGCAACATTCTGGCGATTAAAGTTTGGTCCTAATGGGAGAGGCTAAATTAGTAGTCGACAAAACACAAAAAAAAGTATATAATAACACAATGCGAATACACACACTTGATGACAATGCGAGCTTTGAGCTCAACACACTTCCTGAGGAAATCGACGATATGCGGTTTACCATCTTGGATAATAGCGACCCGGTTAATCCAGACTTTAATTACATTCCGTTAATCTTTCTTGAGAGCTTCACTTGTCCTGCTTTGGTCTTGAAGATTGGTGATTATAAAATTAAGATGCCGGTTGATTGGCAAATTGTAATCGGTGAAGACGAGATGGGCGACCTTGAATCCCTTCCACTAACATCAATTAATGATAGAGACTTTAAAGCATTTCAGTTTAATAGCTTGTCCAGCTTCAGCCCATCATTTGAACCTATTGAGATTCTTGATGTGTACAGTGAAGTAAATTGGTATGCACCTAAATTGAAAAATGGTCAGTTCTTAGCAGTGCCACTTGAAGATGGACACAAACCAAAATGTGTTTATTTCATTAAGGACATTTCGCGCAATTGCGAAGTAATCGACTACAATAAGTTGTGGTAACATGGCGGCCCCTAGAATACCGTTAAACGAAATATTATCAGCGATGGATCGCAAAGACAGAGATTACTACGATAATCTCAGCGACGAATTTAAGAAGCAATTCAGTGGTTTCTTAATGCTGCGATATAGCGCAACAGTTAATTCTAATCCTGAGCTTGAGCATTATTATATTGCTAGTACAAATCATTACGCGAATCGAGGCATGTTTGATTTAAGCAAGCATCCTAAATTGCAATGGTTAATGCTGACAGCAGCGAGCCCAGGTCTCGGACTACAGCGTCATACATGGTTAAAGCAACCTAAGAAAGGTGTGTCGGGTATTGGCCCAGTTAAGAAAGAACTTGCTACACACTTCCCGACTATGAAGGATGATGACCTCGAAGTGTTAAGTAAATTAATTACTAAGAAAGAGTTAACAGAATATGTTAAAGCCCATGGCGAAGGTTATCGCTGAAACCTACCAGTGCCAGTACTGCAAGAAAGACTTCGCGCGTGAGAATTCTCTTGTCGTCCATATGTGCGAGCAGAAGCGTAGGTTCTCCGAGCAGGGCGAGAAGGGTGTAAAGTTAGGCCTGCTAACTTACAATAAATTCTATCAGCACACTCAAAACAGAAATAAGACAAAGTCATTTGAGGAGTTTGCAAAGAGCCCGTACTACAAGGCGTTCGTTAAGTTTGGAAGATACGTAACGAGCTCACATTGCATTGCAGTTGAACGGTTTATTCGATTTGTTATTACATCAAACATTAAGTTAGATAACTGGGCGAAGGATAGCACGTACACAAAGTTCCTTGACGATCTTATTAAGAAAGAGAATGTACAGGAAGCATTAGTTCGTTCTATTGAGTCGAGCATTGAGTGGGGTAATGATAAAAATATGCAGCCACAAGACATGCTACGTTACGGTAGTGAGAATAGGATATGTCAGTGGGTTAACGCTGGAAAGGTTAGTCCGTGGGCTCTCTATCATTCACAAAGCGGAGTAAAGTTGATTCAACGGTTATCATCAGAGCAGCGTACTATGATTTGGGATATGATTGATCCAGAATACTGGGACGGTGTGTTTAGTAGTAGAACAGCTGATGTAGCATTTGCAGAAGAAATACTTAAAGAGGCTGGATGGTAAATGAGTGCCGACATTGACATTGATTTCGCGAATAGAAATGATATCCTGAATATCATTAAGCATATTCCAGCGCGTAAGTTACACAAAGGAAAACCCGAACGACATAACAGCGGAGTCTACGTACAGCCTATTCCGTTTGATCCTATGGTTGGTTGTTCGTCTCTGCACTTCAAAGAAGCAGACGAACGCGGCTACTTTAAGATTGATTTCTTGAATATGTCAGTGTATCAGCAAATCAGAGATGATGCGCACTACCGGGAGCTACTCAATAAAGAGCCGCCATGGGAACGTTTGTCTGACCCGGCGTTTGTTAAGCAGATTGTGCATATTGCAAATTACCCCAAGCAAGTAGCAGATGTTATGCCAGACTCAATTCCGCGCCTAGCAATGTTTCTTGCAGCACTTCGACCGGGCAAGAAACACCTATTAGGTAAGCCCTGGAATGTAATGGCTAAAACTATTTGGGATAAAGTAGATGATGAGTCCCCAGGCTACGCTTTTAAGTGTAGTCATGCAATTTCTTATAGTGTATTGGTGGGTTTACACATGAACATTATAAGCGAACAAGAAAAGAAGTAAAGGTTAGAATTACCCTTAAAGAATTATTAGAGGCTACCAATCAACCTTTCGGACTAGTGTAATTGATTTGCGTTTTTTCTTTTTATGAACTATTTCGCTAAGGCTAGTGCAAGGCCCACTTAGAATTTCTAAGGTTTTGTTGGTGAATGTTTTAGTAAATGGTTTAAACACAGTCCATTCACTCTTTAGAAAGATGTTAATTGGAATACTGCGATTTGATTCCCACCACCACGTTTCCCCTAGTTTCAAGAATAGTTCCTTATGCTCTAATGATGGCAAGCTGCCGAAATCATACAAACTAGTAATGACTCCATCGCGGTTTTGAATAATACCTACATGCTCTTCCTCTGCGTATCTGCAAATTGTTAGGAATGGGTACTTTTCTGCTAATTTTTCGAATAACTGATTATTATTTTCCATAAATACATTATAATGATTTCTACTAAAATGTATTTATTCCATCAACGCCACCCGGTAATCCTTTTGGATACTAGTGGAGAGTTCTTCAACAGGAGGTACCGCAACGTGTACTCGCATAACTTAAAAGCCCATAGAGGCACCGACAACCAAATTCTTATTGAATTTTTGAATCAAGATCAGAAGCGTGTCGATGTAACAGGCAAGGAATTTGTTTGCAGACTTATTTCACATGATGGCGAAGAACTCTTGTTGGAGAAATCTCTTGAGATGGTAAACGCAGGCCAAGGACAAACTAAGCTGGTGCTAACAGAGCAGGAGCTAGACAACATCATGCCGCAGACAGTTAGTTACAGCGTAGAATTAATCGGCACGAGTATCAATGAACCTGTATTTGTTGATGAAAGTGCCAGCGCACGTGGCAATATGGAAATACTCGACAGCGTTATGCCAAAATTTGTGGAGAGCAAAATTCTAACTGTACCGGACCATGGTGTAAATACAACATACGTTTCGAGTATTCTAAGTACAGATGATTCGCAGCACCACACTTTTCAACTTGATTTAGATTCGTTTTCGGGTTTAATTTCAATAGAAGGTGCAGCTGAATCGGATGGGCAGTGGTACACTGTTGCTACAGAGAGTTTAACAATGGAATATCACAAGATAATCGATGTAGTTGGTTATCATCCGTACCTAAGATTTACTATTACGGAAAGCGCAGGAACGCTTATTAAAATACTTTACAGGTAATGTAATGATAACAAATTTAGTTTCTTTTGGCTGCGGATGGACTTACGGGAGTGATTTGACACTCCCGTACGAACAAGCATACCCTGCATTAATAGCAAAGCAGAAGAACTGGACATTAGAAAACCTTGCAGTACCAAATACAACATTGTATGAAATGATCTTGGCTCTTCGTAATTGGTTAGCTAACAACACAGAAGCGCACATTGCCGAAACACTTATCCTTGTTGGGCTAACGGTAGAAACGCCCGGTTCGGCATTAGCAGATGAGAAAACTACGTACGAAGAAGTAGTAACCGCATTTGATCAAGCAGCAGCAGAATATGATGCTCATCTGCTTCAGTTTAATGTGCTAACCAAAAATTACAAAATTAAGGTCCCTACATTAATTGAATCATCCTCTGCACTTGAGATGTTGGTAATTAGAGATAAGCCTCGCAAGGAGCCTCTATTTACTGAACATAAATTTCCAAACGAGCAAGGTCATGCAATTTTAGCAGACTTTATTATTAGTAAATTCGTCGACCGATTATCTTGATCATTGTAGCACAAGATGCTATAATGTAACCAATGATCGACATCCTTCAGTACCTTCCGCCGCGCACTCGTAAGTCCCCATCCGGGTGGTTCTCATTCAATGCACCGTGTTGTGTGCATAATGGCGAAACCGCAGACAAGCGCAAGCGTGGTGGCCTAATACTAGATGGCCTTAATTGGTCGTACCATTGTTTTAACTGTGGATTTAAAACACGATTCGAGAATGGCAAACAACTGAGTTTCAAATCACAAAAGTTCTTAGGATGGCTAGGCATCGACAAACAGTCTATTCAGAAGATCAATTTGGACAGTCTTAAGAATAAAAAGATTTACGATATAGCAAATGATCGATCATCAAGGCATGATGTAATAGTACAGAATAATATTTTCTTTCAGAAAGTGAAGTTGCCGCCGAACGCTCGTCCTATTACAGCAAACGATAAATGGGCAATTAATTATCTTAAAGAAGAACGCGGGTTAGATTACCACGACTATCCGTTTAGAATAACCCCGAACAGCCCGGGCAGGGAAAAGAATAAAATACTAATACCGTACATGTACGGCAATGATATCGTAGGTTGGACTTCGCGATACTTAGACGATAAGCTACCTAAGTACAAAAACGAACATCAACAGCCCGGGTATGTATTTGGATTAAATTTGCAGCACAACGATTGGGATTTTATAATCGTTGTAGAAGGCATACTAGACGCTATTAGCATTAACGGTGTCGCGGTGTTACATAATGAATTAAACGAACAGCAGATAGCAATATTACGCCGACAAGGTAAAGAAGTAATAGTTGTGCCAGACCAAGACAAAGCTGGAATGGTACTGGCAGCCGAGGCAATGAAAGCAGGGTTTAGCATTAGTGTACCAGAGTGGCCAGATGATATAAAGGATGTTAACGACGCTGTGAAAAAATATGGTAAAATAGGAACGTTGTTAAGTATTATTAGCAATAGAACATCAAGCAAGATTAAAGGAAAGGTTGCCTTAACAAACCTAAGGATACGAAAGAAATTTAATGACTGAATATACATATGAGATTGCATAACTTTTAAATATATTTTTAGAAATGATGATAAATAATAGTATGAGAAACTATAAATTTATCAATAACAAGTATACAAGATGGTATTTTAATATTATTTACAAGGCGGCCGATATTAAAATACCACATGAGACTAATCATCATCATGTGTTGCCAGAGTCACTATTTCCTGAATATAAAACTTTATCTAAACACAACTGGAATGGAGTACACTTAACACACAGGGAACATTTTATTTGTCATCGACTACTTACTAAAATGACAGAAGGCAAAGCAAAGCGGAAAATGTGTTATGCAGTGTGGCGGTTAGCCAACAGCAAAGATACGTCTGTATTGACAGCGAGAACGTATGCAGTATTAAGAGAGCAAATATCTCTCGAAACAACAGGAATTGACTACAATGAGCGTTACGGGCAGAAGAGAGCAAATGAAATGAAACAGAAAATTTCCGAATCACATGCGAGAAAGAAGCGTCAACCGATGATGGGGAAGTTCCATTCGGATGAAACGAAACAAAAGATTTCAAAAGCTAACACCGGAATTCCCCGTCCGAAATCAGAAGAAACAAAGAAGAAAATGTCTGAGACTTGGAAATTGATTGCACCTGACCACAGTGGTGAGAAAAACCCTATGTACGGCAACACCCAGACAGAAGAAACTAAAAAATTAATTTCAAATGCTAATAAAGGAGAAAATAACGGTATGTTCGGAAAATATAAAAATGCAGCTACATTAGAGTGCCCGCATTGTAACAAAAGCGGAAAAGATGGTCCAAATTTTATCAGATGGCACTTCGATAATTGTAAGGGTAAACTATGACAGAGTACACACTTCAAATCCAGAAGCTCTTTCTTGAAATGATGATCGCAGACGCTCAAAGTTTTGTGCGTGTGCAGAACATATTTAATGTTAAAAACTTTCATCCTAGCCTGCAACCGGCAGCAGACTTCATGGAGAAGCATTCAACTAAGTACGGAACATTACCGGAATTATCTCAGCTATTAGCGATGACAGAAATAAGGTTATTGCCATTACCTGAGGAGATTAACGATGGTCATTATGACTGGTTTATGGAGGAGTTCGAAAGTTTTACCAAACGACAAGAGCTAGAACGTGCCATTCTTAAATCAGCTGATCTATTAGAGAAGGGCGACTTTGCTCCAGTTGAGAAACTGATCAAAGACGCAGTACAGATCAGTCTGACAAAGGATATGGGCACAGATTACTTCGAAGATCCCAAGGCACGATTACTGGCCATCAAGAATAACAATGGGCAAGCCTCAACGGGATGGCCAACAATGGATTATAAGTTGTATGGTGGATTCAACCGAGGTGAGCTACAAATATTTGCTGGTGGATCGGGTTCGGGCAAATCGCTCTTCATGCAGAACTTAGCAGTTAACTGGGCAGGGATGAATCTCAACGGAGTATTCATCACCTTGGAGCTCAGTGAAGACCTGTGCGCAATGCGTATTGACAGCATGATGACAGATACAGCAAGCAACGCAATTTTTAAGAACATCGACGACGTCGAAATGAAAGTGAAGATAAAAGCTAAGGTCTCGGGTAACTTGCAAATTAAGTACTTTCCGGCACAGAGCAACATCAATGATATTCGATCGTACGTTAAAGAGCTGCAAGTTAAGACAGGCAAGAAGATTGACTTCATGTGTATCGATTACTTGGATCTATTGATGCCGGTTAGTGCTAAAGTTAGTCCTAGTGACTTGTTTGTAAAGGACAAGTACGTGTCGGAAGAAATCCGCAACCTAGGCAAAGAGTTAGACGTATTGATGGTAACCGCATCCCAATTAAACCGTTCAGCAGTAGAAGAACAAGAGTTTGACCATAGTATGATATCAGGTGGTATCTCAAAGATTAACACAGCAGATAACGTGTTTGGTATATTTACATCACGTGCAATGCGCGAACGCGGCAAGTATCAGCTACAGTTAATGAAAACTCGCTCTTCGGCCGGGGTTGGACAAAAAATTGATTTGGAATTTGATGTTGACACGTTGCGTATATTTGATCTAGGTCCGCAAGCAAACCCACCGGGCAGCCAATCGTCGCTCAGCATATTAGATGGTATTAAAGCGAAATCCACAGTCACTCCAGGCGTTGCCACAGGCGCCGTAGACGGTGAAGATCCGGTCCTTGTCCGTGGAGATGTGCAGTCAGCAAAGTTAAACTTGTTACTTAATAAGATTAAGTCGTAGCCATAAATACAAACAAATAACGCGAGATCATTAATGCAAAAGAAGACCCGTAGTATATTAGAAGAGCTAGAGAGTATGCACACAGCACACGACACTAAACATGTCATTGAATCCCGTGCCGCTAATATTATCGCTAGTGCAATTAATCTAATAGAACTAATGGAAGAAACGTACACAGCAGAAGAAGCAGATGATTTAAAACGAAAATTGCTTAACTCAATTAAGCTAAAGGACTCGCTCAAGTTTAAACGTAGTTTAGGACGAATTAATGAAAGCAAATGAGTTTATAGTAGAGGCTAACTCAGATCGATTAGCCTCAAAGAAATTAGCACTACGTCAGAAGAACACACCTAAGATAGCAAAAGCGGTGCAGCAGCTACTAAGTAAGCGCATCGACGGTATAATCTCAGATGCTAAAGCTAATAATTCTTCCATTGATCCTGCTCGAATAGCAGACATCATTTCAACTACTATGAAAAAATCATCAAAAGTAGATCTTGATGATCCGGAAATTGCCGGCCGTATGACTGCTCTGCTTAAAGCGGCAGTTGCCGATCCTGACAATATTAGTAGTCCACAAGTATTAAGTGCGATATCAAATGTGATTTCAAAATCATTTGAACTAGAACAGTCGTTCACTGATCTAGGGAATTCGGTTCTAACTGATATCTTTGTTCCGACACACGACGTCAATGGCCACCGAATTCCTAACCCTGGCGATTACATCTATTCAAATACAAATGGTGTTTGGCACAAGTGGAAAAAGAATGCAGCTGGATATTCCGTTGCAAAACCTATTGATGATAGCGGGGAAGCAGTGATAGATCAGTTAATGGCGAAGCAGAAAGTCAGACGCTTAAAGAGTGCATTGTTTACTAAAATCACATCTATTAAAGATCAAGATGTATATAGATTAAGGACTTAATATGTTTGGTAATATATTTGAAGGTGGCAATGTATTCAAGGACGCTAAGAAACAGCCTCTTACAACCCGCATAAACAAAGAAAATATCAAACCATCTGTTGCGTTTGTAGAGAAGATCCTCGGGTTTAGACTCGACGGGTACTTGGGTACGACAGGCAAAAAAGAATCAAGTGGAGATATTGACATATCTGTTGATGAATCCAAGCACGATAAGAAAGATGTAGCAAACAAGCTCAAGCAATGGGCCAAAGAACAAGGACAAGCACCAGGCGAATGGGTTAAATTGAGCGGTACTAATGTACATTTTAAAACGCCCATTCGAGATAGTAAGGGAAGACATACCGGTGGTTTTGCACAGCTAGATTTAATGTTCGGTAATCCCGCATTCCAGAAATGGAGTATGCGTGGCGAACCAGGAAACGAGTACAAGGGTGTACACCGACATATAATCATGGCAAGTATTGCAAAGGCACACGGGATGAAGTGGAGTTACCGCGACGGTTTAGTTAATCGTGTGACAAACGAAGTTATATCGCAGGATCCTAATCAGATTGTGCGGACACTCCTCCCTGGTTATACTGCAAACCCTGCAGATTTAAGCGTGAAAAGCATACTTGACTACGTTTACACAAAATATAAAGGTCAAGATGCTAAAATCGAAGCACTTATAGGCGAAGCGGCTGCGACATTAGCAGAGCACTACGGTGTAAAACTGCCAATGCCGAACGATTCTATAGTACACGAAACCAATGACACCGATTCGTACTTCTTAGCACGGCTAAGAGATAAAATTATGTCAACTGGTAGCGATGTGATTATGGAGAAAACCATAGTAACTGAAGGCAAGCTCCGCGATATGAATCATATTGAGGATTTAGTGTTAGATGAAGGTCCAGCCGGACTGATCAAAGCTATTAAGATACTTCGTAGCTTTGCTGAAGGTTCGGCTCATACTGAAACAACTATTAAGTGGGATGGAAGTCCTAGTATTGTGTTTGGGCGTAACGAGCAAGGCCGATTTGTACTAACAGATAAATCAGGATTCACAGCTAAAGGGTACAATGGCAAGGCAACATCAGCTAAAGAATTAGGACAAATGTTTGCAGGTAGAGCAGCTCCGATGGACGACAACCGTAAGCAGTTTGTATCTAATATGATGGACATATTTGACGAATACCAAAAAGCTACACCTGCAGATTTCCGTGGGTACATGATGGGCGACCTTATGTATTATAATACCCCGGATCAAGACAAAGACAGCTATGTGTTTCAACCTAACACTGTACGGTACGAAGTAAGAAAAGATTCGAAATTAGGGCAACGTGTCGGCCAATCCAAGACCGGAGTAGTAGTACACAAGTACACAGGCGACCAGTACAGTTCAACTGAAGAAGCGATCAAACAGATGCAAGGTAAGGAGGTATTTGTTATTCCTCCGGTGTATGTGCAACATCCTTCTACAATTAATACAAAACCAGTTGACAAGATCGAAACGTATGCTAAACAACATATCAATGAAATTAAGAATTTGTTTGATCCAACTGGGCTTAAAGGTATCGCTAACATTCATGCGTTAATGTACAAATACATTAACAACAAAGTAGATTCTGGACTAGAACGTCTGGGTTCAGACTTCACGGACTGGTTAAACACGGAGACGTTAACCGAAAAGAAACGTCAGACTATCCTTGCGTACCTACAGCAGCATAAAGTAGGGGTAAAAGCTCTTTGGACTCTGATCAGCATGATAATGAAGTTAAAGGATTATTTAATAACAGAATTTGACGCACATCCTAGCGATGTACAACAATCTATCGCTGGTCGACCAGGCGGAGAAGGGTATGTAGTTAAACATCCGGAAGGTGCGGTTAAATTAGTACCAAGAGGCACATTTACCGCCGCAAATCGGGCTGCACATCGTTAAAAAATTTGTCAAAGAGATAAATAATTATAACGGGATACATAAGAACCCCAAACATTTAATCAGAAATTAGGAGAATTAAAATGGCAGGCGTAACAAAAGTACACGGTCAAGTAGATACAGCTCAGTTCATCGGACGTGATTTATTCTACAAAACATACACAAAAGGTGCAGCAATCACTCAGGACGAAATGAATGAGTTAGCTCAGGCAGTAATGCTTACTTCTACTATTGAAGTAGTAGGTGAATTTGAAGCTGGTGTTTCGACAGCAGTTAACATGATCATCTCTGGTGCAGACACTGATAACACAGCAGATGCACTTGTAACTGGCTTTACTGGTTCAGACTTAGCATTCTAAGTTAACTGATCGTAATAAACTAAAAAGCCCGGCTAAGTCGGGCTTTTTTATGACCGTATTTTTAAGTAGTTAAATAGTATTATGCCGCAACACATCAAAATAATTACAGACTTTGATATTACAAATACCGGAGTGGTTCGTAATTTTAAAAAAGAATTACTGCCGTTTAAAGCAGGATCGACGTTCCTAGTTACAAAAGACGAATGGGTTACTGCTCGCCGTCAACAGAGTAACTGGGAAACGTTAATACAGATAATATCCTTGCGTACACAACCATTGAATATTCATACGGTTAAACGAGATAAGAAATGGGTACTGGAGTTCGATATCGAAACAATCGATGCGTACAAAGTAGGAGATGATGCGCTAGGACTGCTTAAAGAAGATTGCGGCAATGTGCCATTTCTGGTTGGGTTAACAGAGCAAGCTGCCGACAATGCGTTTATAATAGCAGATGGCCCGGATATGAACACAGAATTTTTAACCGATGAATTTTAAAGACGTCAGTAAGTCTATTAGACAAATAGCCAGCGACACGTTCTCTGACAGAGATCTTAGAAATAACATTATTGTGATGAAGGGCACGGCGTATGTAGTATATGATCGATTTGTGATTAATAATCAAGTTAATTGCTGGACTGTGAAATCGGACGGGCACTGTGTAGAATTTAGTACCTCCAGGGCAGCACTAGCCTGGTGCATATTAATAAAAGCAGGCAAATTACATGCTGCTAGAGATTTGCATCGATTCGACTTGAATCTTGTACGTAAGCAAACAGACATTGATATTACCTTATTACGAATCAAAGCAAAAGATACCGACGAAGATAAAAAGCAGGTACTTCAGTGTCGATTAACCGAAGATATGCACAGTAGACAGGTAATCAGAAAACAATTATCGAAAAGAATAGAATCTGCTAAATACATACAAATTAAAGGAACTTCATTAAATGAATCTAACAGATTTAACTACAAAAGTCACGTCTAATAAGGTCGCTGATCTTATTACTGCTCAGTTTGGAAAGCGATGTAATCTTGCTAAACTAGGATTAAAAGAAAGCGTCGATTTACTCAATAAAGCAAACAGCTTATTGTTCAATTACATGAATAAAAACGGGCTAACCGAAAGCGAAAATAATCCAGCGTACTTGAAATTAGTTATGATTAAAGAAGCAGCATTTAAACGTTACGAAGAGTTGGCTAACACCGAAAAATTACAGGAATCTATGATGACAAACAACTACCTAAAAGCTTTAAAGATAGCAGCCAGAGGCGGCAAGTTATCCGAAGCTCAAATCAAATCACTTAAAGTGTCGGCAGGCATGAAAGCAGTACTCGAAAGTGCTACAGCTTCACAGAAGTTTATGCGTAAAATTATCGAGAACAAGAAATCAAAACGTGCGTTAACCGAAGGCGAAATTGATACGGCTCAAACCACATTAGCTGCTCAAGACATTGCGGACCAAATACAAACAATGATTGAGAAGTTCGCTGACGTTAAGTACAAGAATCTTCCAGCATTACATGATAACATTCGTAACAGCCAAGGTGTCGAGGCTGCTGAAGCGTTTAATACCTCACTGGTTAGTTCGCTTGATGTTTTAACTTCTACGTTAGAGCAAGTTAAAGGCGATGTTAATAATGCGGTTGCAGTACTTACAGGTCAAGATGTTGCCATGGGCGATAATGATTTAGACGTAGACGAGTTCGGCGCAAGCGATGAGCTAGACTTAGATATGGATATTGGTGACGATGAGATGGACTTAGGTATGGACGATGACGAAGGTTTTGATTTAGATCTTGAAGCCGACGAAGAGGAAGTTGACTTAGGTCGCGAGCGCAGATAATGAAAAAGTTAACTGAATCTGTCAGGGACTCGTTAAACTTATTAAGTGAGGCTGCATCCATGGAGGAAGTGTACGACGCAATTGAGTTACTTGAAACAATTCAGGAGCGTATATTTGAAGCCCGTGAAATGTTGCATGATACTATCCGCGCTTATATTCCGGACAAGTTAGCCTACTGGGAATCCTACGGCTTAGCACAGTTGGCAATTATTGCCGGCGACGACTCGTATATGTCAGCCGACGAATCTATTAGCAGCTTAATCAAGGAGCTTCAGGAAGAAGCAACAGGAAGCGAAGACGAGTTCGGTGAAATGGTTGACACTGGTGAAGCTATTGTGGAAGAAGAGCCGCTTGAAGAAGCGCATATGGTTCTTGCAATGCGTCCGGTAGCTACAGACGATCAAGTTTACGATCGTTTATCTAAGTTAAAGCAAGCTGGCATCGACGCACAAAGTGGAAGCCGCAGTGCAAAGACAGATATTATTATTAACAGCAAAGACCGCGATCGGGCATTGGAAATTTTACAAAAAGCAGGATACAACCTAGGTTAATATTATGTATAAAGAATCAGCACAATTAAGAAATTTAATGGAAGCAGTGACAACGGAATCACGCCACTCGAGCTCAGACTACGATATCCGAGGCGAAGTAATAAACGCACTCGGCGATGGTTTGATCGATAAGGACTATCTTATTAATGCTATGCTAAGTTATATGTCAACTGATGAGGTTGCGGATATGTTACGTGCAAATGAGATTGATATTGGACTAGATGACCAAGACGAGTACGAATAATGTACCCAGACATGAAAGCGTTAATGAATATAGTTACGGAAGACCCGGCAGCAGCCCACGACGAGCAGCTTGCAGCTATTAGTCAGTTAATTGCAGACAGAACAGAAGAAGAAAACTCTCCATCGAAGCTTAGTACAGATGCCTTTGTTAGTCTGGCTAACAAAATGGGATTATCATTGACTCGCGACACATTAATGGATCTTGCACAAAGTGGAAAGCTAGGTGCGATTATTAAGGATGTCAACGATGACGAGATTCAATTCAAAGGTCAGCACGAGATAGACGGTGCAGTAATGGATGTAGACAAAGCTAAAAAGGTGGTCAGCAAAATGGCAAGACGCAATGCTAGAAAAGGGGTTTACGGCAAGTATGAATAACGAAGTAACTCAACTTAGAAACTTAATGGAATCCATTGATCTTGCAGAAGATGATTACTTTCCACCTTCTGCGAGTGATGGCATTGATGTACAGCAAGTCGAAGCATTTGTAAATCAGTATGTCGATCAATACCTTGGTGCACCGCACAGAGCAAGTGTGTCACAGGCCGGCGTCGATGGTACAGCACCGGTTAGAATTATAGTATCGGTTCCAGCATCTGATAGTAACAAGACACCTAGAGTTAAACGCAAAAATAATAACCAAAATAATAACCAAATGATGAAAGATGAGTGGCGTGAAACTGGTGAAGAAATAATCGACGAGCTACAACGAGCCGGGCTTGGCGAGTTTGAGATATATGCTTACAATCCGAGGTATGTGGAAATACAAAGCTCGTAATATTTGACATTAATTGTAGCAGATGCTATAATTACAAAATGTTATTAAAACCAAGATTTGACTACAAGTCACTAAAACGAAAAAACGTAAACGGCAAACGTCATTATTTGCTAGAAGGCACAGATTACACGCCAATGCCGAGTGTCACTACAGTACTAGATCGTACCAAACCAGAAGCCGATCGTCTTGCACTTGAAAACTGGAAGAAAGCTGTAGGCTACCAAAAAGCAAACGAAATCACTAAAGAAGCAGCAGGGCGAGGTACTCGTATGCACAAGTACCTAGAAGATTACATTGCAGATGGTGTACTTCGCGAACCTGGTACTAATCCGTATTCTAAACAAGCGAACAAAATGGCCCAGACCGTTATCGATAACGGTCTATCAAAAATGAATGAAGTGTGGGGTACGGAAGTAATGCTCTGCCATCCGAACATTTATGCTGGCACTACTGACCTTGTGGGAATACACGAAGGTGAGGAAGCAATCGGCGACTTTAAGCAAACAAATAAACCAAAAAAGATTGAATGGGTGCAGGATTACTTCTTGCAGCTAACAGCCTACGGCGAAGCACATAACGCCTTATACGGCACAAACATCCGTAAGGGTGTTATTATGGTGTGTAGCAAAGACTACGAGTACCAGGAATTTGTTATTAACTTAGAAGACTATGATCATCACCGTAAACGCTGGTGGAGGCGAGTAGAAGAATACTTTGAAACATAAATGCCATAAATAGTTATTAAACTATACAGGAACATTAAATGGCAATTCTTCAACTAAGTCGCATAACCAACAGAAAAGGACTAATCGAAAACCTCCCACAATTAGCAGGAGCAGAATTCGGATGGACGCTAGATGCGCGTAAGCTATACATCGGCAACGGCACAATTGAAGACGGCGCCCCAGTTATTGGAAACACAGAGATTTTAACTGAGTTTAGTAATATCCTTGAGTTGGGTTCTGCGTACACATACGCAGGGCACAGAGCAGGATATGTTGTTGCCACAGGCCCGCAAGATGAAGCCATTGTTCGTTCACTGCAAGACAAGTTTGATGAAGTAGCAAGTGCGCAGGACTTTGGTGCAACAGGCGACGGGGTCACAGATGATACAGTCGCCATTAACAGAGCATTGTACGAATTATTCTGCCGCGAACTAAATCCGGAGATCCGGAGAGCATTATATTTCCCAGCTGGTGTTTATGTAATAACAGGGCCATTATGGATTCCGCCCCATGCTAAGATTTACGGCGATGGCATCACCAGTTCCACCTTTGCTTACCAAAGTCCAGACGGTGGAACAACAGTAGCTCCGTATGTTATAATGACAGCCGACAGTTTACAACAGACTGGAGCAAACATCGGCAGCAACGGGGCCAAAGCGCCAACTGGTATAGAGATGTTCAGCTTGCAGGTTACTTCAGAAGAAGATAATACCTTATTACTGCTAGACAGTGTTACTAACAGTGTATTTGAAAAAGTTTCGCTTAATGGAAGCGTGATTGATTTTACTATTCCAGGAGCTGAACAATCTGCGGTTGAGATCAAAAGTTCAACCTCGGCAATCACTAGCGACATTATCTTGTCTAAAGTAATGATGAGTGGCACAACTTACGGCGTGACAGCTAATGGTAATTCCAAAGGCGTTATCATTGAGAATGGCAAATTCGAAGACCATTATATTGGTGCTAGAGTAGGAACAAATGGCGCCGGACCGAATGGTGTTATTATTACACGCAATGTATTCGATCGTGTAGCACTCCAAGGTATTATAATGGGACCCACAGGCATTAACGGTTCAGCCTACAACATTTTTTATGATGTCGGTAATAACCTATCAGCCACACCAGCGAGTTCGATTATTTCGATAGAAGGCAGTAATGCTGTTAGCATCGGTGATTTATTTGAGCGTACCGATGATGATGCCGACGTAGCACTTGGTGGTAAGCCACGTGTTAACCTATTAGGTAATGGTGGTATTGCATTTGATGGTAGCCATTCAATGCTACTTGGATCGTATCAGCGTGTAGTCGGAGTCGCCGCTACTATTCCAGATGATAGCTCCAACACAGTATTCACATTTAATAACACATTAGCAAATTCATTTAAGATCGATTACACAATTACTAGAAACAACCAAACTAGAATGGGTTGGTTGTATGCTTCAAACAATGGAGCAACAGTAAATTACAATGAAGAGTTTACCGATTCAACCGACATCGGCGTTGAACTAGTTGTAATTGGGTATGGTACTGATTCCGAATTGGTAGCTACTACATCAGCTACAGGAACAGCAGCAACGATAGAATATTCTATCGTAAGAATGGATTAATATGTGGGCTAACTCCTACGAAAATATTCTATTAGAATGGACAAACCTCAGGGAAGAGGTACATGATTTACCACTTGCAGCCGCACTACATAAGGTCCAAGATTGGTGGGCGCAAGCACCGCTGGTAGATCATTATTTGCACATTGTAGATTACGATGAATGGCCACTTCCGTGGGATCTTTTGGCAGAAAATACTTATTGTGAGATCGCTAAATGTCTAGGTATGTGTTATACTTTACTTTTAATAAAGCATGAAGAAATAAACTCTTTGCACATTGTACAAACCGATAACTACTGTTTGCTACAAATAAATGATGGTCGATACACACTTAATGACCAACCAGGAGAGATAATGGCGGACCAAGCAGACATTCATGTAAAGTATTCGATTAACTGTGAGTACTTCAAAAACAAATTAGAATAAATAGGAGCTCTATGAGCGAGATATTAGTCACCAAGCGCAACGGAAAAGTTGAACCGCTCAATATTGAAAAATTGCACAAGGTAGTGATTTGGGCGACAGAGAACACAACAGGCACCTCAGCAAGTCAAGTAGAATTAAAAAGTCACATCCAATTCTACAATAAAATCAAAACATCCGATATTCAAGAAACATTAATTAAGTCAGCAGCTGATCTTATTACAGAAGAAACACCGAACTATCAAATGGTGGCCGGTAGATTAATTTCTTATCACTTGCGCAAGGAAGTATACGGTTCGTATACTCCGTGTCATATTAAGACGCTAGTAGCACAGAATGTCGATAATGGATTTTACGATAGTGAACTTCTGAGTAACTACTCCGATGACGAGTGGGATACAATTGATAATTTTGTTAGGCATGAGCGCGACGAGAATCTGACGTATGCAGCTATGGAACAGATGCGCGGCAAATACCTTGTACAGAATCGTGTTACGGGTCAAATCTTCGAAACACCGCAAATTGCGTATGCACTAATCGCAGTAACTTTGTTCGCTCACTATCCTAAAGAAGTTCGCCTGCAGTGGGCAAAGCAATATTATGATGCAATTAGTACGCACGAGTTCAGTCTCCCTACTCCAGTAATGGCAGGAGTGCGAACAACTCAGCGGCAGTTTAGTTCCTGTGTCCTTATTGATAGTGACGATAGCTTAGATAGCATTAATGCAACAGCATCGTCTATTGTTAAGTACGTGTCTCAACGTGCAGGCATCGGTATTAACGTAGGTCGTATTCGAGCGCAAGGAAGTCCGATTAGGGGCGGCGACGCTTATCACACAGGTCTCATTCCTTTTTTGAAGTACTTTGAAAGTGCGGTGAACAGTTGTAGTCAAGGTGGCATACGTCGTGGCTCGGCAACAGTTTATTATCCGCTATGGCATCTTGAAGTTCAAGACCTCCTTGTATTAAAGAACAATAAAGGTGTAGACGAGAACCGTGTTCGTAATATGGATTACGGCGTGCAGTTTAATAAACTAATGTACGAGCGTTTGCTCTCGGGCGGCGATATCACATTGTTCAGCCCACACGAAGTTCCCGGACTGTACGACGCATTCTTTACTGATCAAGACAAGTTTAAAGAGCTCTACGAGAAGTACGAGCGAAGCACAAAGATCCGCAAGAAGACCGTTCCTGCTTTGGAATTGTTTAGCCAGTTTATGCAAGAGCGTAAAGACACCGGCCGCATTTACTTAATGAATGTCGATCATTGTAACGAGCACGGATCGTTTAAACCAGAGGTTGCTCCTATTAGGATGTCAAATCTTTGCCTGGAGATTACACTTCCGACTGAACCACTTGATAACATTGCAGACGAAGAAGGCGAAATCGCGCTTTGCACCTTGTCAGCTATAAATTGGGGCGCGTTTAGACGCCCGGAAGATATGGAACGTGCGTGTACGTTAGCTGTTCGTGGGCTAGATGCGTTACTAAGTTATCAACACTATCCTGTTCTAGCTGCACAACTTGGCACCGAAAAGCGTAGACCACTTGGCGTAGGCATTATTAATTTTGCTTACTTCCTGGCTAAGAACGGAGTAAAGTACAGCGACGGCAGCGCACTAGAATTAGTCGATACGTGGGCACAACATTGGTCGTACTACCTAATTAAAGCAAGTGCAGATCTTGCTAAAGATTTTGGTCCGTGCCCGGGCAGTAATGAAACTAAGTACCATGATGGTATCCTACCAATCCACACGTACAAAAAAGCAGTCGACGAGCTAGTGCCACATCGTGAACTAATGGACTGGGCAGGACTCAGTGCGCAGTTAAAAGAAACCGGTATTCGCAACAGCACGGTAATGGCACTCATGCCCAGTGAGACCTCAAGCCAAATTGCAAACGCAACAAACGGCATTGAACCGCCGCGCAGCTTTGTTTCGATTAAGCAAAGTAAAGATGGCGTACTAAAACAAGTGGTACCAGAGTACCGCAGACTTAAAAATAAGTACGAACTGCTATGGGACCAGAAGTCACCAGTCGGATATATTAAACTTATGGCAGTGCTACAGAAATATATTGATCAAACAATTAGTTCTAACACTTCATACAACCCGCAGCACTACGAAGGCGAACAGATTCCAATGAGTGAAATGCTACAGCACCTAATGATTGCTTACAAGTACGGAGTTAAAACACTTTATTACTTAAACACTTATGACGGCCAAGGTGAACTTGACGTTGATGCAATGATAGCAGGCAATGATAAAGAAGCAATTTGTGATTCGTGTGCAATTTAACGATGTTAAGTAAAAGGTAAAAATAATGAGCGTATTTAAGATAAATAAAAAAGATAGCACAACAAGAAAAATGTTTCTTGATGGCCAAGTTGATATTCAGCGTTATGATACGATGAAGTACAAGAATATTGACAAAATGACAGAACGCCAAATTGGATTCTTTTGGCAACCCACCGAAGTAGATGTTAGCAGAGATAGTAAGGACTTCAAAGAACTTACTGAGAATGAACAACACATCTTTACATCAAACCTGAAACGACAAATTCTTTTAGATAGTGTACAAGGTCGCTCCCCATCTTTAACTTTACTTCCGTTAACTAGCCTCCCTGAGCTCGAGAGTTGGATCACATTGTGGACACAAAACGAAGGAATGCACAGCAGAAGTTATACTCATATCATCCGTAATGTGTATTCCGACCCAAGTGTAGTGTTTGACGAGATGCTAGACATCAAAGAAATCATTGATTGTAGTGTGTCAGTAACTAAAGATTACGATAAGCTTCACGAGCTTGCAATGCAGTATCAATTGTTAGGCATCGGCACTCACAATGTGAATGGTAAAACCATTGTAGTTGATGAGTACGAAATTAAAAAGAGTATTTGGCTAGTACTGAATAGTATCAATGTCATTGAGGGAATTCGTTTCTATGTTTCATTTGCTTGCAGTTGGGCATTCGCAGAATTAAAGCAGATGGAAGGCAATGCAAAGTTAATTAAGCTTATATGTCGTGATGAAAATCTGCATCTTGCATTTACGCAATCAATACTTAAAATGCTACCGAAAGATGATGCAGATTTTGCAAAGATTCAAACAGAATGTGCAGATGCAGTTCGCGAAATGTTCCTCGAAGCAGTACAACAAGAAATTGAATGGGCAGAGTATTTGTTTAAAGATGGGTCGATGATTGGACTGAACAAGCAGCTACTAACCGAATATGTACACTGGATTGCGAATAAGCGGATGCACACGCTAGGGATTGATTGCCCATTTAAAACAGGTGGATCGGATCCGCTACCGTGGACCCAAAAATGGATTGCAGGCGGTGATGTGCAAGTCGCACCACAAGAAGTACAATTATCAAGCTATATCGTAGGCGGTACCAAACAGGATGTAGGTGAAGACTCGTTTAAGGGATTTGAATTATAAGCACCACGATTCTTAGTACTAAGTAATATACGATGTGTAAGGAGTAAATATGAACGCACAACAATTAAACAAAATTACAATGGCATCAATGTATATTGTGGCCTTTCTGACGTTATATAACTATTTTGATGGATTATATCTTGCTTTGGCGATAGTTTATGGCTGGTTCTTCCATATGGTGGGGTGGCACGTAATTCATCATATGATGGCAAGTCACAGAGCATTCGAAGCTAAGAATCGATTAGTTAAGATTCTGTTATTAGCATACGGTTCGTGTATCGGCATCGGCAGTATTATCCTAACGTCAGCTGAGCACAGAACACATCATGCGGATCCTGACACAGAATTAGATCCGCACTCAATCAATGTTAACCCGGGAATTTGGCATTTTATCGTGTTATTTTTTAATCAGCGGTTCCACTGGAAAGTTACACAATCGATGCAGGATTTAAAAACCGATCCGGATTATAAATGGTTTCACGATAACTATATTTGGGTACTAGTTGCTTATGCAGGAATACTATATGCAATTGATCCAGTGTTATTTGGATATGTTTGGGGTGTGTCCGGTGTGTATGTACTAACTGTAGTCGGATTAACATCTACTATGAGTCATTGGAATGAGAAACCATTCGGTTTTAATTTTAGTAGACCATATAATAATCCAGAAGATAAAAATGGGTATGCGTTAAATGGTAACTGTAAGCCGCTATATATTCTCGCGCCAGGATTTTGCCAACACAATAATCATCATCAGTTCCCTGGAGCAGCGAACAACGATCAACACAAAGGCGAATACGACTTTTCTTATTGGTTTATTAAATTAATAGGCAAAAATATTAACGAGGTTCGAGTTGAAACCCCCGGAAGCGAAGTTGCTACCGCACCAAAGAAGCAAATGAAAACTAAAGATTTCCATTGGTCACAATTCGGTGAGTCTGATGAAAATATCGATACTCAAAAAGTGAAGAAAGTGAAAAAGATAAAAAAAGAGGTATCTAAATGAAGACTAAACCATTAAAAAATTATAGCGCATCAGTTGGATGTGAAGTTTATGATTTCGACATTACAAACATGTCACCAGATGAATCCGATGAATTAGGAAAAATCGTAGCAGATAACTGTATTGTGCGAGTCGGCAAAAAAAGTGTTAATAAAGCAACCCGTCGGCAATTGTACGACGTTCAGATGTCGTGGGGAAGTCCATGTACCGCTATCATGCAGCAGTATGTCATGGACCATAAGATCAAAGGACGACATTGGAGGCCAGTGTTACGTTCATTGGGGCAAATTGCCCGCGGTATCTATAATGAAGATCCGGATCTAGATATGTCACCCGGTATGGTGTCAATTAGTTTTGATACAGATGAAAAAACTGGCAAACCAATTGGAATGTTTACAGAAGGTAAATTAGGCTGGCACCAGGACCAAGCAGGATTCGATGATGGTAGTCGTATAATCGGGTTGTCAAGTTATAAGAATTCAAAAGGTAGCGAAACCGATTTCCTTAGTACGCACGATGCGTGGATGAAAATGTCATCAGACATGCAGAGCACAATAAAGGAATTGCGAGTGATTCACAACTGGACTCCGGAAGATCTAGGGCCAGTTAGTCAAGAACAACTCGATGCAGCTCGTTATAATGGTGTCCCAATCGATGGAATGCAGACTTCCTTATATAATGAAACTGCTAGTGGAGTTCCTGGATATAACTATCCTAATCTGAGCTTTGCAGGATTCGTTGGTATGTCGCAGAAAGAAGGGAAGAAACTACATAAAGCATTATGGAAGGCAGTGAATAAAGAGAAGTGGATTCATCGACAGTTTTGGCAAGATGGGCAGTTAGTGTACATGGATCAAAACATTACAGTACACCAGCGCCCGACGGTAAAAGCAGAAACTCCGCTGCGGCAGATGACACGTACGGTATCATACATGGATAGATTATATCCTGGAACCGGGGCAGCGACCATGTTTGATTGGAAAGGAATTAAATATACCCCAGCAGAATTTGCTATTCTAGTGGATGCTGATAGACTCAGAATATTTAAAGAGAGAGAGGCACAAGAAAAAAGATGAAAACAAAACCACTAAAAGGGTACTACGGTAGTGTTGGTTGCGAAGTCTATGATATTGATTTAGCGAACGCAGAGCCAGATGAAATTCTAGAGCTTGGTAAATTAGTTGAAGATCAACTCACGGTGTTTATTAATAGGAAATCATGCAAGGGTGTAACTTCACAGCGATTTTACGATGTGCAAAATGTATGGGGTGATCCGAGTGTAGGTGAAGTTCATAGACGTGTTATAGATGGTAGATTGTCTGGCCCACATTGGGAGAGATTAAAAGCTACATTAACCGCAGCACTAAGTAGAGATGTTGGCATCAAGCATAACATCGGTGCCGCAGAGATTTCTTTTGAGAAGTCCGGTATGTTTAATTCAGGTGAACTTGGATGGCATGCAGACATGGTTGGGCATATCGGAACTCCTCGCTTTGTTGGGTTGCATAGCGTATCCGGGTCAAAAGGGAGCAGAACAGACTTCTTGCAAACATTTGATATGTGGGAGAGATTGTCCGGCGCGATGCAAAGCGAATTAAAAGAGCTTACAGTTAATCACAAGTTCCGTACACGTAGGGTATTTGATGGAGTAACACAAGCTCAACAAGAAGTACCGCGTTATAACATGGCTTCGCTCGAAGGCTTACAAACACCGTTGGTATCGCAGACTCGTAGTGGTCGTCCAGGTATCCATTGGCCAACCAATACATTTAATGGATTCGCTGAAATGTCTGAGTTAGAAAGTTGGAAGCTGTACGCAGAATTGTCTGAGAAAATTTACGATCCCCGATGGACTTACCAGCACGAATGGAAAGATGGTCAGGTCATGTACTTCGAACAGGAAATTTCAGCACACCGTCGTATGACACTACGCAGCGACTCTCCTGACCGTAGAATGATACGTGTACCTTCGTACCTTAATAAACTTTATAATGATGGCGAACCGAATGTTCGTTCATTGTATAAAGGTAAGGAAATTAAAATGGACGAGTTCATCGCGATGTGCGACGAACAACGTAAAAAAGAGTACTTATTAGACGAAGGAAAAGGCAAGGCATGATAACAATTTATAGCAAGGATGATTGCCCGCAATGCGAACAAGCAAAAAAAATGTTAACTCAATATCAAATTGAATTTGAAGTTAAAAACATTTTAGAAGATGCAGTAGCAATGGATTTTGTTATTACACAAGGACATAAATCGGTACCCCAATTGTATGTTAATGCCAAACTGTTGGCTGGTTTTCAACTGTTACAGCAGTTGACTCCATCACTTATTAGACAAAAAGTCGAGGAATTAAGTTGAAAGTAGAAATAGGAAAAGTATATTCAGTTAAACTAACAAACAGTGCAGAACTAGTAACAAAATTTGTTGCCGATAATGATGATCATTATGAAATCGCTGCACCGTTACTTGTTGGCATGACACAAGGTGGTATTCAGTTAATGCCGGGTTTATTTACATCAGATCTTAACGCTCCGGCATTATTATATAAGATTTCGATTGCATACATTTCGGATGTTCGCAGCGAAGTAGGTGATGCTTACCGCGAATCAACAACGGGTATTCAGGTCCCAAACAAATCAATAATCATGGGATAACAAATGAAAACCTTAATGGGATTAGATCTAGCAGTGAAATACCCAAATCGGAAGTTAACTAAATAACTATATGGGAAATGTAGTAAGAAGTGGAGATACAAACACAGCCGGTGGCGCCGCTAACGGAGGAGCCGCAACGGTGTTTGCAGAAGGTAGCAATGTCGGCCAGCCCGGGATGGGAGTCTCTCCGCATCCGTGTTGCGGCTCTAGGGGATGTGGTGCGCATTGTGCGGCAACCACGACTGGCGGTAGCTCGACCGTCTTTGCTGATGGCAAGCCTGTTCTTACTACATCTGACACCGATACTTGTGGCCATGGCAGATCATCTTCAGCACAGACAGTATTCGTAGGACTATAAGATGGCTGGATCGTTAACTCCGTTAACTATGATGGCCGCACAAGGTCTAATAGAAGACGACGCTTTAGAAATTAGTGCAGAGATGCAGTCTCTTCTTGCTACTTATGTCGCCGTGCCATTTATTACAAACTTCAAAGCAATGATTGATGATATGCAGGCGAATTTGTATATTCCTGATGATCCATTGACACCATTGATCGACGAAGAAGTTCCAGGTATTCAACAGAGTGTCATTGATGCGTTTGCACACCAGCTCGACGATGTGCCGTTTCTGAGCGATGTAATTCCATTGGCGTCCGATATTGATGCTACTTACTTTAGCGAATATATTATTAACCATGCTAATAATATAACTGGTAATGGCAGTAACAGCGTGTTTATTACACATCTCATGGCAGTTAACGGTTTTATAAAATCAGCAAACCAATACATCAATAGTGCAGCTAATAGTTCTGAATTGAGTGCCCAAACGTTTACTTCTATGGATTCGTTAGTAACAGGAAATATTACATCAGTAAACAAATACACACAAGCGTTCGGGCAAGATTTAATTAACACCGGTAGCTTATATAATTTTAGAAAGCTACACATATTCGGATCACCACAAGCATTAGTCGAACGATTAATTGCATACAATCTGTTAACCTTATTTGTACTGGAATTTGAATTTGTGGGCATTGATGTGTATTCGTTGCAGGAAGCATTAGCGGATAACCCAAATCTAGTACTAAAGCCGTCAACTCAGAAACGATGCTATGCAGTATTTGAAAACATCACCGATCAACGAGTACAGGATGTTTTGTACGTACTAGGAATTCAGGTTCCTGGTATTACAATATTATCTGATCTACTGAACATTTCGAAAATGTTTCCTGAAAGTGCCAGCACTATGACTTCGATGAATAATGGTGTGATAGAGCATATCTTTTCTGCATCGGGCGGTCCTTCGCGATATGTCATTGAATTATCTACAGACTGGGCACTAATGATGCCACCTGAAATAGCTAAGGCCAGCAAAGCATTTGCTATTGCATTGGGGCAAATTAAAAATATTCATACCACTACCGCAGTAGCACTCGGTGAGCAAGCACAATCGCTAGAGACTAATTTGGGCTTGGATAAAATAACATCTCTCGCGACAGCAATGCCCGCAGACGCTGCTGATTACTTTATATCTTCAATGGGTAACGGAACAGGGCCGAATGGTATGTACTTATTGACAGATGGTGTTGGTACTCCGGCAGGACTGCCACACATTGAAACGTTTACTACAATTTTAAATGTAATAACTGAATTACAAGAATCAGGCGAATTGGATTTGTTTAATGAAATCATTACAGTAATGCGAGATGTGTTTGATGATGTTTATCTTGTAACAGATCCAGATCCGTTAATTATCGATTATGTAGAGATTCCGGTCCCTTTACCAGCTGCTGGGATTTACACCGACAACGAAGAAGCGATAAACGCACTAATGACTGAACTTGATCTAGCTACAGTAGACCTCATTGCAAATAATACAGAATTAGTTAATGCAGCTAACGCAGCATATCAGCAGTCTATAGATCATTCAATAATCGAATTGCAAACATTAGCAGAAGCCAACATACAGTTTGAAGTCACTTACACTACTCTAGATGCGGGCCCAAACTTTGGCAAAACTAAACCATCAAAACAATCGGCACTTTCTTTTGCAGGTAATTTGCACACACACGGACAAGACACTACACAAGGTGGCGTAGTGTTTATTATGGAAAATATGGCTACATCTGACCGTTCTGGACAAGCCCTAATAGGTGCAATGCGTGAGGGAAGAAACCTGAAAAAGCTGACAGCAGCAGGGATTGTAGCTGATAATAAGATTTCAGACTCAGTGGATGTCCCAAAAACCGACGTATTACCAAGCACGTACACAGCCTAATATCAGGTTGCAATTTGCTAACGCTTAGTGTATAATATGTCATATTATCACTGGAGAACAGCATGCCACACAATTGGATTACTAAACTTAACGAGACTAATTCTCGTAACGACAAAGAAGCAACCATTGCTGAAGCACTTTCTGCTTCAAAACTCGGTGCTACGGATGCTAAAACGTTTCTAACCTGTGCGTGGTACGCATATAACCCTTACGTAACATTTAATTCAAAGCAGGTTCCTGAGACCGCTGGCTACAGCGGCGAAGATAATGACTTCAACCGTTTCTTTGAATTGCTACACGATCTAGACAATCGAAAGGTAACAGGCAATGCAGCCAAAGCAGAAATTGAGCAAGTGTCTGTTGGATTCGATTCGGATACATGGAACTTACTTTGCAGACCAACTATCCTTAAAGATTTACGTATTGGTGCCACCGTTAACACGTTTAACAAAATCCTTAAAGGCTCATCGTATGACATTCCAATTTTTGAATGTCAGCTCGCTACAGACTCAGCAAAACATCCGCAAAAGTTAAAAGGCAAAAAGCGTCTTGAACCCAAGCTAGACGGTATTAGAATTATTGCATTAGTAAAAGCAGGCCTAACAATAGATAAAAAGTCTACTGTTGAAATTTTTAGCCGCAACGGGAAACCCCTTAATAACTTCCCGCACATTGAACAACAACTAATCGACGCAGCCCCAATCTTCGCAAAGATTTTTAAGAATCCAACTAAGCACTTCGTTATTGATGCTGAAGTGGTAAGCGATAACTTCCAAGCACTAATGAAACAAGCTCAGCGCAAAACAAACATCGACACCTCAGATTCAGTACTAAGCATTTTCGATATTATCCCGACGGATGAATTCATAACCGGTATATGCAATACGCCACAATCGAAAAGATCCGAGGACTGGCTCGGTAGTGTAAAGGATACCATTAATGAGAAATATACAAGTCTTGTAGTCATTGACGGACTTACTGTTGATTTGGATCTTAAATCAGATGTCATTTTAATGGAAGAGTACGCAGCAAAGCAAGTCGAGTTAGGGTACGAAGGCATTATGATTAAGGATGTCGATGCTCCGTATGTTTGCAAGCGTAGAACAAACTGGATGAAATGGAAACCCACTATTACTGTAGATCTTACAGTAGTCGATATTGAAGAAGGCACAGGACGCAATTCGGGCCGCCTTGGCGCGCTAGTATGTAAAGGTACAGACCAAGGCTGTTACATTGAAGTTAATGTGGGCGGCGGTTTTAGTGATAATCAACGCGATGAATTTTGGAATGAGCAAGGCAGCATCGTAGGGCAGATTGTAGAAGTAAAAGCGGATGCAGTAACACAGAACCAAGATGGAACATATAGTCTTCGATTTCCGCGTTTTGTACGCTTCCGCGGCTTTGCCCCAGGTGAGAAGCTTTAACACAACTTAGTGATATAACCATTGCAAAGTGCGTGAGATGCAGTACGTACTAATCATAAATACTAAGATATGTTTAATTACTTAACGCTATTCGCAGCACTGTCTATTAGTAGTGTAGCGATATACTACAGTGTGGCCGGCTTAGCCATAATTTTCGCAGCATCTGCGGTTCCAGTTATGATTATGGGCACCTCACTTGAGGTGGGCAAGCTTGTGGCAGCAGTCTGGCTCCACCATAACTGGAACACAGCAGTATGGTGGCTCAAAAGTTACTTGTCTATAGCAGTTGCAGTGCTAATGATTATAACCTCGATGGGCATATTTGGTTATCTGAGTAAGAGTCACGTAGAACAAACAAGTGCTGGACAGGAAAGTGTAGCACAAGTACAGCGTATCGCCGACGACATAGCCCGCCAGGAAGCATTAATTAACCGTGCCGAGATGAAGCTCAAACAGTACGAGTCTAATACAACAGGTGCAGACGCATCAATACAACAACAAATTGATAGAGAGCAGGACCGCATTAATTCTGCGTACACCCGTATACAGCCTGCGATTGATGCACAAGAAAAATCAATAGCCCTCGCCGAAACTAAGTTAGACAAACGATTGGCTCCATTTGAAGAACAAGCAAAAGGTATAGCCACGGTACTAGCAGATCTGCAAACAGCAATCAATAGTGGTGATATTAAGAAAGCGCAGAGCATTGTTGGCACTAAGCCAGACGGCAATTACGGGCCTGACACCGCTCAGCGGGTACAAGTATTCCGGGTTGAACAGCGCACTATCCGAGAAGGATTGTTAGCGAAAATCGATACGACACGAGCAAATGGCAACACTGCAAAGAGTACAGCAGAAGCTGAGATAAAACGTATCCGTGAGACAACCGGCAACGAGATAGCAGCAAGTAATCAATTAATAGATAGACTTCGTGCCAAGCTTGGCAATAGTAGTGCAGCTGACATTGACGCGCTAATGGCTAAAGAGCGCCAGGTAATCTCAGCAGCCAATGATGAACTCGACACGTTGTTCCAGAAGAAAGCCGTGCTCGAAACACAGTTCAGAAAGCTAGAGGCCGAGGTCGGCCCTATTAAGTACATTGCAGAATTTGTTTATGATACTAAAGCCGACGCAGCCCTATTAGAGAAAGCGGTGCAGTGGGTTATTATACTCATAATCATTGTATTTGACCCACTGGCCGTGTTATTATTAATAGCTACACAGTACTCATTTGAAAGAGATAGAGAGTTAATAAAAACACTCAAAGGACTAGAAGAAGAAGTTCATCACATTGAAGATGAGATACAAGAAATTGAAGAAGAACTGCATCCTACCACGGAAGTGACCACGGAAGTGACCACGGAAGTCGATACAGACTTAATGGAGTTTGCAGAGACAATTACCGCACTCCATAGTCCCGAGCACGATTACGGCATCGATGATTTAATTATATCCGAAGAGAATGTAGCACCCGTTGAACCACCGTGGGAAGACTTGAACGAGCTAAATGATATAGCGCAAGAGATTAATAATCGTCCTGCAGAAAAGCCACATATTAGTTTAATAAAAGTAGGTACAGATTACATCAACTTTAACGGCAAGGTGTATCGAACTGCCGCGTTAGTGCAGGCATTTCCTGAGTTAAATTTAGATTTTGTATCGCCTATTAGATCAGGTCCAACATTACCTGAAATCGCAGCCGAAGGCACCTTGTTTATTCATTCTAGTGAAACACCAACACAGTTATATAGATATGATGGCGAAGAGTGGGATAAGATCGATAAGAATCTATTAACGCATAGCGCATACAGTCGTGAATACATTAAGACATTAATCAAAAGAGTCGGCAGCAGTGAATATAATCCAGAATTGTTAAACGATTTAGAGAAACAACACATAGAAGAACTTTTGACTCAACAGGAGTAAGGTATGTTAGAAATATGTAACTTTTGTGGTAAAAACCAAGACGAAGTCAATAAGATAATTGTAGGGGACGGTGCCGGCATTTGTAATAATTGCATAGATTTGTGTTCTGGCATTCTTAGTAAGCAAAAAACGAAGTTCGATCAGCTTACGGCTATTGATCCAATTGAGCTCAAAGAGCACTTAGACAAGTTTATTGTTAGTCAAGACGAAGCTAAGAAAATTTTATCAGTCGCAGTCGCAAATCATTTTAAACGTATTAGCTCAGCAAAAGCAAATTTTGACAAAAGTAATCTAATGTTGCTTGGCCCAACCGGGTCCGGCAAGACACTACTTGTTAAGACATTAGCTAATTATCTGCATGTACCTGTTGTTATAGCTGACGCGACCCGGTTCACCGAATCGGGCTATGTAGGCGATGATGTTGATTCGGTGTTATTACAATTGCTACAAAAAGCTGGAGGAGATGTCAAGAAAGCACAACACGGAATAGTATTTCTTGATGAGATTGATAAGATTGCCAAAGGTAACAAACTTAGTGGGAAGGATGTAGGCAACGAAGGTGTACAGCAGTCATTGTTGAAGTTAGTCGAAGGTGCAACATTTACAATAGTAACAAATAAAATCACAGAAGCTACAGCAACCATTGATACAACTAATATATTGTTTATTGCAAGCGGTGCCTTTGTTGGAATTGATAAGATTAAAAATAAACTAAAGTCAGCAACACAAATCGGATTTAGTGCAAGTGTTAAGAAGGATGTAATCCGTAATACGGAGGCTAGTGATTTGATTGAATTTGGATTAATTCCTGAATTTATTAGCAGATTTCCGATCATTGGTGAAGTCGAGGAGTTAACTGAACTAGACATGCTTAACATATTAGGTAGTGTCGAAAACAATTTAGTTCAACAATATAAGCATCTATTCGATTACAACGATGTTAAATTATCATTTGATAGCGATGCACTATCTCAAGTAGTTAGCATTGCAATAGCAAAGAAAACCGGCGCACGAGGTCTTAGATCCATTATGGAGAAAGCTTTATTACCGCACATGTATAATGTAAGTAAATACGCACGTAACAACATAAATAAAGTGAGAATTACTAAATCACTAATAACCAATCCTAAGGAGGTAAAGTTAACATAATGCCAAGAGTAACAGTTTATAACGACAATTTCGAAAAAGCCATACGTAAGTTTAAGAAGCAAGTATCAAACGCAGGAATTGTACAAGAAGTAAGGGAACGGCAAGAATACGTCAAACCTTCCACAAAACGTCAAACAGCTAAGAAAGCAGCCAAGAACCGCCAACGCAAAACCGACCGCGAACAAACAATCCAAACTAGAAAATTTTAATCGAAACACTAGACAAATCTGTATAGTGTGCTATAATGTGTGATAAATAAAGTTGTGTATTGCCAAATGGTTGGGATACACACAAATTACTTGCTATACATATAGGAGAAATATATCATGCAACATAGAATCACAAGTCTTGACCTTAATCCATTCTACAGAAATTCTGTAGGCATCGACCGCTTAATGTGCAACATGCTCGATCGTGTGCAACATGCCAACTCTGGCAATTATCCACCGTACAACATTATCCAACTCAGTAACGATAGGTATCGAATCGAGGTAGCAGTTGCTGGTTTCGCAGAAGATGAAATTAAAGTTACAGCCGATAACGGCCAGCTAATTATACTCGGTGGCACAAATAAATGCGATTGCAATGAGAATGAAGGTTGCTCGGATTGCGATGAGACAAAATATGTGCACCGTGGCATAAGCTCTAAAAGTTTTGATCGTACATTCCAGCTTGCTGAACACGTTGAAGTACAAGGTGCAAGTGTTATAAACGGTATTCTTAAGATCGATCTGGAGCGTATTGTGCCGGATAATCTTAAACCGAAACAAATTGAAGTAAAATTCAGCTAAGGCATTTCGCCAATGGTGTTGTACACGGCAGCAATGTCGTGTACAATTACTAAATTAACTAAATATATACATGAAGGATAAGAATATGCCAGCAGTAGCTACAGCAATTAAGCCAAATCTAGGACTTAAAGAACCATCGATGTTTAAAGTCGTTTATGTCAATGACAATAAAACTAGTATGCAGTTCGTCATCGACAGTGTCGTAGATCATTTTAGCTATGCAGCAATCTCAGCAGAGAAGTTTGCATCTAAGGTTCATACCGAAGGTCATGCTATCGCAGCGGTGTTACCGTTTGAAATAGCAGAGCAGAAGGGAATCGAAGTTACTGTGGATGCCAGAAAAGCAGGCTACCCATTACAGATTAAAATCGAAAGAGAAGAATCTTAAAAACTTATTACCTTAGGGTAATAGAAACTTAAATCTTTCCCAATCATTGGATTATTGACATAGCGTACTCCGTCTATTTCGTAATCCAACTCCCCGGGGTACTTTCCAAAGATCCAAGTAGATACCTTGCCCAAGGTATCGTTCTTTAAGCATGATGTGATACCATTGTTACCAGCGGTGTCGCCAAGTATTGTGCCATCGTAATCATCGTTGTGTGTTATGAATTCTGGCCTCGGTACAGAATTCGTAATAACAACAATATTTTCACAGTCTTCAATATCTTGACAGGATCTGATACTATTATACATGTAGTGTTGATCCGTGATGGCCATCTTAAAGATCTCGTTAGCTGTTGTTTCGGTCATAACACCTTGCGCTTCTAGGAAATCCATATTGTCATCGATTGCATTTGGATTTGTAAAATCAAATGTCGTCCACCCATTGGTTGCTAATAGTGTGGCTCCATCCATGATGATAATATTTTCATGTAAGTAAATTACTTTATCTATTAACTCGATTTCATCTGCTAAAAATTTATAATTGGCGTCAAACTCACCATTACACTCGGCATGTTCCAAGTCGCCATCTAAGAAGAATACAGCCTCGTAATATGTCGATAGTTCTGTTAAGAATTCTAGTAGAGTATCAGTGTTAGAAGTAACGTTACCTGCTACTATACAATACAGACTGGTTGCCTTGCCATCCCAGGAAAATTCAGTTAGCGAATCGAGATTTAAATCGCTTATTAGGTCAAAATTTATTGTTGTCATTTATTTTTTGCATAATTATTATAAAGGAGATATTATGTATATAGTTTATGAAACCGATAATAATCTCGAATTGCTCCGTTCTAAATATTTAGTCTTA